TGCACTGAGCGCGGCCACAGCCGCCGCCCGCCAGCGCGCACCCGCCCGCAGCGCCGCCGGGCGCATCGCCGGCGGGGCCACCATGTCCGGGCGCGACACCGCCAGCACATCTTCCTTGGCGTCAGGCTCGGGGATGCGCAGCTTGCCGTGCGCCCATGCGCGCGGGATCTTGAAGCCCACCCCCACAAGCTTGGGCAGCGCCTCGGCGTACTGCGCCAGGTCTTCGGATTCGCCCAGGTCAAACACCCAGCGCGGGCAGCGGCGGTAGTTGTCCACGCCAGGGCGGTTGAGCGCGACCAACGTGTACACCAGGTCGCGCGTAAGCGTGCCCGCCACCTGACGGGCGTCGCTGCGCAGAATGTCGTGGCGCACCTCGCCATGCAGCGTCGCAATGCCGCTGCCCATGCCGGTGGCCTTTGCCTCGCTACTGGTGGTCTGCCCGAGGATGGCCTTGGACTGGGCGCGGTCGGCCCAGTCGACCATCGCCAGGTGGTGGCTGCCCTCGCCACCGCCCGTCACTTTCTGGATCTCCAGGCTCATGCCCTCGGGCATGATCGCGCGCGCATCGTGCCCCAACGCCGCCACCGCGCGCAGCAGGCTGGCCTTCTCCTCCGGGGTCGCCCCCGCCATGTATTTACCCAGAATGATGGGTAACCCGTAGGTCTCGAGGAACTCCGCAAAGTCGCCCACCGCGTAGCTCTTGTAGAGGAAGGGCCACAGGCAGGCGCGGAACAGCCCCGCGCGCCCGACATAGCCCGTCTTGGTCTTGGCCGGGGTGTGCAGGATCCAGCCGCCGGGCTGCAGCGGCGCACCGTCGCCCGTACCATCGACCAGGCGCAGCTCGCGGCGCAGCAGGTCGGTGGTCAGCCAGGTCTGCGGGCGGGGATGGAAGTTCGGCACCCAGTCGCGCCCCACGCGCTCCCACTCCAGCTCGATGCCAGCGTAGCCGTAGCCGGGTGCGTCCATCATCGCAAGGATCACGTCCTCAAGGTCATCGACCGTATCGCGCAGCACCTCCTCGGCGTAGGCCGCAGCGGCCTTCTCCGCGGCGCTGGCGTTGGTCGGCGGCTCGATGCTCCAGTCCAGCGCCACCGGGGCGCTGCGGCGCTTGTCGTATTCCGCGCGGCAATGGGCGTCGCGATCGAGCATGTCGTCAAACAGCTGCGCCTGGGCGGTCAGGTTGCCCTGGTCCGCGTCGCGCAGGATTCGAGCTGCCCGCGCAGGCGTCAGCCCGTCGAGCTGCGACTCGATCATCTGGTGCTGCAGCACCGCAATGCGGCTCGTCTGCGGCTCGCGCAGCTCGCCGGCCTTGAAGGGGTTGCCGTGGGCGTCGATGATTCTCATGGGGTGTCCTGTTCGTACAGATCCGGGCGCGCTTGGCGCAGTGCCTCTTCGAAACATGCGTTGCGGGCGCTATCACCGACCAGCCTGTTGGCATGTTCAAGTCCTGCCCTCAAGCACTGGGAGATCTCCCTATTGGGCAGCGCAGGCTTGGCGCTGATATCGACGGCCAGGAGCCAGCGGCCATCGATCCAGCCGACCAGGCGCAACAACGCCTGGCCGGCTTGCTGCCGCCAGCCCCGCGGCGAGTTGCAACGAATACCCCAGGTCCAGGAGACGGAGATGCGCTCGGTACGCTCCATCAAAACATCCTCCGCCCACCAAACCCGCCGATATCATCCGTGGCGCAGTCGCCATCACGCGCCTGGCGGGCGCCGTGCCGCCCCAGGCTCTGGAAACCCTCCATCCCCACCGCGCGTGTGGTGGCGATCATCCACAGGATGTGCAGGGCTGACAGGCCGTCGTAGTGGTGCCCGCTCTGCGGTTCAGGCCAGCTGTCCAGCTCAGCAAGCAGCGCCACAAGGCCGGGCGAGAACAGGATGCTCGGCTCCATGGCGTCGGTGATGAACGGCTCCAAGCTGTCGATACGGGCGTCCCGGTCGCCAACTGCGGTAACCCCCACCAGCGGCACGGGGCACCCCCGGCGCACTGACTCGCGCACGATGTTCTGCCGCTGCGCTTCGAAGGCGACGTTGTTCTCGAAGCCAATTGCAGCGCACCCATATTCGCGTTGCGTGGCGATGAGATCCGCCTCCAGCTTGCTCGGCACGCGGCGCTTGATCACCGCCTCAATCACATTGAGCTTCGCGCGGGCTTTGTCATAGCCGCCGATCAGGATCGCGGAGGGGTCTGACGACTGCCCGCGGCCAACGGACGGGTCGCAGGCGCCGAACATGATCCATTGCCCGCGTACCACCCAGAACTTGTAGCCGGCGAAGACCTTGTCTTCATCGCTACGCGGGTCGCCCTGCAGCTCGGTGCCGAACGCGCGGGCGTTCTTGGCGCGTTGGCGCATCAGCCAGAACAACGAGCGCACACCGGGCCAGCTGATCACCGCGCCTTCGTCCATCTCCGCGCGGTGTTCCTGGTAGAAGCGGAAGGACGGCAGCGCGGCGTCCGGCGCGACCTGGCCGCGCTCGGCGAAGTCCTCCATGACGGCCTTGTCGTCGTTCAGCATGATCTGTTGGCATTCGTTCCACAGATCCATGTGCTTGGGGAACTGCTCGATGGCGCGGAAGTGATGCACCAGGTGGCCCACGGTGCGCTTGGCGCGGCTGATGGGATCATCCTTGTCCAGGATGGTGCCCACGCCCACGTACTTGACCGAACCGTCCGGCGGGCCGAGGTAGTCGATGGCCTTTTCCAGCCAGTCCCAGCGGTTATTGCGCTCGGTGGGGCTCTTGGCTTCCTTGTCGGTGATCAGGTCGTCGCCCAGCAACACCTTGGGGCGGCTTGCGCCGTGGAAAGTGCCGCGAATAGCCTGCTCGGCGCCGAAGGCCTCGAACTTGACGCCGGCGCGGCTGACGAACTCGCCCACCTTCCACTGTGGCCCGCGACCGCAGGCCTCGGGGAAGTCCAGCGCCAGCGCGGCGTTCACCGTGAGTTCGGTCTTCACCACCTCCAACAGCTTGGTGGGCAACTTGGTTTCGGCGCCGAGCAGCACCACGTAATCCACAAAGTACGGCAGCACCGCCACGGCTGGCCAGTTGATGTCCTTGCGCACGTCGGCCTTCTGCAGCAGCGCGCGTACGGCCACCCAGCAGGGGCCGACCTTGGTCGCGAGTGAGGACTTGGCCTCGCCGCGCGGAGCAATCCACCACTCCTTGCAGCCGCCGGGTGCGTCCAGCAGCTGCGGGAAGCGGGTGAAGAAGTGCCGATGAAAGCTCGACGACGGCGCGCGGATGTGGTGCGGGAAGTAGGTGTGGGCGAAGAACTCGAAGTCGCGATCGACCAGCACGCGCCGGCGACGCGCCGCACGCGCAGCCGGCGACGGGTCCAGCCCGACCTGGTGCGCAGTGATGTCCCGGCGCAGCTCGGCGACCAGGTCGGCCAAGTCGTCGCGGAAGTCGCGTTCGGTGGTGGGTTTAGCGGCCATACAACCTTCCGCGCGTCGGCATCAGAGGATCAGCCATAAGCCTTCCCCAGCTCTTCGCCGAACGCTTCCAGCATCTCGGCCAGCCCGGCCGCGTTACCTGGGTAACGCGACTTGGTGAATTCCAGCAGCCGCTTGATCACATCCAGCGCAACGGCCAGCCTGTCCGTCTCGGGCATCAGCCGGCGGTTGCTCACCATCAGCTTCGCGAAGCTGTCCGACAAGCTCGCGAGCAGCTTGGCCCGCTCGGCAGGCGGCAGATCGGTGTCGGCCTGCAGCGCAGTTGTCGTCGCCTGCACCTGCTGGATGAACGCGGCCATCGTCTGGCGGGCGATCTCCTCGATGCCGCCGCCGGCCAACAGCTGCGCCGCCTGGGCCTTGTCCCAGTCGTCACCGGCACGGCGCGCCTCGCCCTTCCACCGCCTGGCGGTGGGTACCGGCACCTGGTGCAGCGCGGCCGATGCCTCGAGCGTGAGCTGGTCAAACACAAAGCTCGCGCGCACGGCGCGGCGGGTGTCGTCGCTGTGGGCCATCACGCCGCCCCAGGCATGGCGCTGCGGTCGAGCACCACGTCGCGCCCGCGTTCGGTCAGCATCGCCGCATCGCCGCTGCCCACCACCAGGCCCACATCGGCAAGCCAGATCAGGTCCGCGCGCACGCGGTCGACCGTGGCCACTTGGCCATGCACCGCCTCGAGCTCGTCGCGCAGCCGCCGCGCCGTCATCGACTGGCCCGGCGCAAAATAGAGCAGGCTCAGAATGCCCTGCCGGCGGATGCGCTCGGCCTCACGCTGGGCGATCGTGCTCATTGCAGCCCCCGCTCGGTAATGCGCGCCATCAAGGTGCGCAGGTTGTCGCTGATGCCCCGCAGCGTGCCCTTCACCTCGGCCAGGTCGGTGGCCGAGGCGTTGATGCGGGCGTAGATCTTCTCCAGGTCCTCATCGGTGGGCACACGGGCAAGCTCGGCATCGAGCCGGCTGAGCCGGCCGGCGTGTCCCTCGAGCGTCTGCTCGATATGCTCCAGGCGCTGGGTGATGTCGGCCTGGCGCGCCTGGCTGTCCTGCCGGTGCGCGGCCAACTGGTCGCGCAGCAGGTTGCCGTACTGCTGCAGCAGGCTGCGCCCGGCCGCCCACAGCACCCCGCCGATTCCAGACAGCACGCCGGCCAGCACGAGCACGGTGAGATAGTTGATTTCGATGATCACGGGGCAGGGTCCTCTTTGGTGTGCCAATCGATCAGGGCGTTGAGGCGGCGGGCGCACTCGGCATACTGCGCGCCGGCCCCGAGCGCCCAGCCGGTGACGTCGGCATCGGTGGCAACGCGGCCGGCATCGGCGCCAGCAGTGCCGCCGGCGGGCTGGGGCACGTGCATTGATAAACCGGGGGCGCCGTCGAGCAGGCGCAGAGCAGGCTCGCCGAGGCAAGCGCGGCCTTCGGTAACGGTTTGAACATGGCGGGTGCGCTCCTGTGTAAGTTGGTGGGCGGTCTCGCGCGCAGTGGCCAGTTCGCGCGTCAGTGCGTCGCCGCGCTGCTGCGCCTGGTACAACGCCAGGCTGGCGCCCTCCGCGGCGGCAAACAGCGCCTGCGCATGCGCGGTGCGCAGTTCGGCCGTGCCGGCGGCGCCCAAGCGGTAGCCCACGCGGCCCGCAGCCAGCGCCAGCAGCAGCGCCGCGCCCAACAGGACGGTCGCAATACCAAACGGGCGCGCCATCGTGCTCACACCGGGGCTCACTGCGGGTAGCCCTCCATGCACAGCGTGTATTCGGCCTGGCGGGTGCGCCACACGCCACCGCAGAAGCGGCTGTGCTCGGGCAGCGAGCAGTCGCGCCCCTGCACGCGGCGGAAGTCGAGCAGCGTGCGGCACATCTCGGCGTACTCGCCGCGCCGCGCCTTGCCGGGCATGCTCGACCGGCACACCGCCGCCGGGCCCACGTTGTAGGCCAGCTTCACCACCGCGTCCCACTCCCACTGGTGCAGCGTGGCGCCGTCGAAGCAGCGCCGCAGCGCGGGCTCGTCGCGGCCAATGTGGGCCACCGTCAGGCGCACCGCAGCCGGCGGCGTGATGCGGTCGCCCGGCTGCACTGCGGTGCCGTCCGCGCGTACCGTCGAGCCAAAGCCGTAGGTCCAGCGGTCGCCGGGCACCGGCTGTATCGCGTGCCCCGTGTAGCTCTCGTAGCCCACCAGCCCGCCGAGCCCGGCCGCACTCAGCATCAGTGCGCCCACCGCAACGCGCCCGGGCCTCATGCCGCCCGCCAGCGCGCAGGGTGGAAGCGGCAACCAAAGCGCACCGCGGGCGACACATAGTGGCCCGTCGCATGGTGCGCGCAGCGCCCGAATCCGGACACCGCCACCAGCCGGTCCGCAGCGGGGCGGCTGAAGTGCGCGCAGCTTGCGCAGTGGGCGGGGTGTGCAGTTGGGGCAGCCATGCCGCCATACTGCGTTTTGCGCGCAATTCGATCAGGGTGCGGGGCTGCACCCGCAGTAAAGACAAAGCCCCGCACGGGGCGGGGCTCGGGGGGTGGGGCGGAGTGGGCGGGTCAGGCCGGCGCCGCCTCGGGCGGGTTTTCGGCCTGCGCGGCGCCGATCAGCGCCAGCAGCTCGATGGTGTCGAGCAGGTCATAGACGATCTCGTGCCGGCGCTCTGCCGAGGCGGGCACGCAGCCGTCCTGCAGCGCGGTGGCGGCCTCGGCCAGCGAGCGGATGCGGCTGAAGGCGTTGAGGGCGGCAAGGTCCAGGTGGCGCATCATGGCTCAGCCCTCCAGCCCGAGCTCGCCCTGCGCACCCTGCTGCGGGGCGCGGCCGTGGCGGTCGCGGTGCACGATCTGGCGGATGTGGTTGAGCGTCTTGCCGGTGCGCCGGGCAATCTCGTCGCGCGGCACGCCCGCAGCCTCCAGCGTCAGCACCAGCGCCTTGGCCTCTTGCGCGGCCTGGCGCTTGTGGATGCCGGCCAGCGTGGTCAGCGCGCGCACGTGGCCGCGGCGGGCGCCGTCGAGCTGGCCGTACAGGGCCAGGATCATGTTGTTCTGGCTGCGCAGCTCGTCGCGCAGCGCGCCCAGCTCCTGCGCCATGGCCAGCTGCGCGGCGCCCTCGCGCACATAGCCGCCGGTGCGGCGGATGCTGGGCAGGACTTCGGCGGTGATCCATTCCATGAAGGGCTCGGCCTCGGGCTTGTTGCAGCGGAGCACGCCGCGGTACAGGCCGGATTCATCGACGACGAGCATTTCCTGAGTGCCACTGGGGGTGGGCACTTTTTGCCTACCCTTATGGGAATCAGGCACTTGCCGCAGAAAGTCCTTTGCGGTGGGATAGCCGAGCACGTCAGCGACATCCTTTGCCACAGCGACGAACGAAAGTCCGTCATCGGCCGGGAAGACGCGCACCTGGTGCGTGTGGAACTGGAAAACAGACAAAGATTGAGTGGCCATTGCGGCTGACTCCTGTGTGATATTTTGAGTTTCCGCCCCTTTTGAGAGGGCGGCCGGGTGCTCAAAACCGCACACAGACGGCGGGCGTATTCCCGGCTGACGCCGGTGTTGTATTAGCCGCACACCCGGCCATAGGCAAACCTATGGACGTAAAAAAACCGCATTGCTGTCGGGCGCGGCGACCGCTGTGTGAGGTGTTTTGAGCACCGGAGCGGAGTTTGCGCCCGATTTGGCGCAGCCGTCAACGCATCGGGCCGATACTCACTTCGTGCGCCCTCCACGAGTTGCCTGCCGGCTCATATTCCATCGTGGCTGAGTAGACGTTGCGTAGCATCACGCCAAAGGCGTTTTGTGCATCAACCTCACCAAGGACTTCCCACATGCAGTTGCCAATGAACCTTGTCGCAATCGGCTGGCCGGCGAATCTCGCCGACGAAGGGGCGAGAAGATGCCTGCGCACCGCGCGCTGCGACATCACGAACGCGTAGGTCTTGTCTCCACAGGGAGTCATGTCAGTCCGCACTGGCGCCGCGTCCTCGCCGTAGTTTCCGTGCTCGGCAAAATACCGTTCCCTTTGCTCTAGGCTGTCCTGCCGCAGCTTCTCATGCTCTTGGCGCAGCGCCTGGAACTCGGCTTCGCGCTGGATGCGACGTTGTTCCGCTGCCTCGGCCCGGCGCTGCTGCTCTTGCTTAGCGGCGTCCGCTTGCTGCTGCCGGCTCTGCGCTTCGCGCTGAGTGCGGACGTTCTCCCGGTCATTACCCATCGCCGGGCGCACTTCCAGCGGCACGTCGCCGGCAGCGCAGGGTCTATCCGCGAACACCGTCTCTCCGCCCTCCACACACTTGTACACCTGCGCGTGCGCGGCCGATGCCGCCAGCAGCCCGGCGGCGAGGAGGATGTGGCGTTTCATGCGGTTCTCCCTGTCATGCAAAAACATGATTCTGCCATTGCCGGGCGCGGCCTGCGCCGTATGCCCTCAGAACAGCCCCATCTGCCCGCGCAGGTCGGCCTGGCGCGGCGTCTCGGCGGTCGGCTCGTCGGCCTCCTTGAGCACGCTATACACCTGGCGGCGAGACAGCCCGAAGTCGACGCACAGGGCCTCCACGGGCGCGCCCGCGTCAAAGCTCGCGCGCACCGCACGGTTGCGCGCGCGGCGCAGGGCCGCCCGGCAGTTGGGCACTTCGAAGGCGGTGCCGGCAATGATCTCGTAGAGCTTTTCTGCGTTGCGCTCGCCCACCAGTTCGGCCACGCGGGCAAAGCGGGCGTCGGCGCGCGCAGACCAGTGCGGACCGCGCATCGGGCTGTAGATGCGCGCGCCCGGCATCTCGCGGATCAGCGCCATGGCGCCGCGCCAGCCCACCCAGCGCACCAGGTCGCGCACGCTGGCGGGCAGGTCGGTCTCGAGGATGGCGAGCGAGGTCCGGCTCATCAGGGCACCCGCTCGGACAGCTCGTGGCGCAGCGTGGTGGCCAGCGCCGCGACCACCTTCTTCAGGTCATCGGTATCGCAAAAATCCAGGCTGGAACGCTTGCACACCCGCCGCGCCACGCCGTCGGCGTAGGACAGGGGCTTCACGGTGCCGGTGACGCGGTGCAGCTCGGCCAGCAACGCGTCGACCTTGCTCAGCAGGGGGGCGCGCTCGGCGCTGGGGGTTACCCGCCGGCGCCCGGCATAGCCCTCGCGGCCGCGGTTGAGGTGGTCGAGGATGGCGTTGAGCTCGGCCAGGCTGCATTGAGACAGGCTCGCGCAGCGCCCGCCCGTCAGCTCGCGCACCATGCGCCCGCGCTCGGCCGCATCGCGCAGGTCGAGCCCGGCCTTGCCAGCGGCCGCAAATATGGCGCGCTTGCGCAGGGCGATGCGCTGCGCGGCGGTGGGGGCGGTGGGGGGCATGACGTCACTCCTCATCAATGGGCATGAGCCACAGCAGCGCGGCGTGCAGCATGTCGGCGAGGTGTTCGGCGAGGCGTTGCAGCATCATCGGCTCCTGGGCGTGGGGTTACTCGGCTTGATGGAGGGGCCCGCAGTAACGGCGCAGCCCCTCGGGCAAGACGGGTTACGGATTGATCCAGTCTTCCAGCGCCTTACCCGCCACGAACTTGACCACCATGCGCTCGGGGATCTGGATCGCCTCGCCGGTGGCCGGGTTGCGGCCGGTGCGCGCGGCGCGCAGGGTGGTCTTCAGCTTGCCCAGCCCGGGCAGCGTGACATCGGCGTCGATGCCGGCGTCTGCGCCTGCAAAGTGCTGGGCGATGACGCGGCCGGCGGATTCGAGGACCGATTCGACGACCACCTTCTGCAGGTTGATGTCGGCGGCGATGGCGGCGATCAGTTGTGCTTTGTTCATGCTGCGATGCTCCATTGGTTGTGAGGGGTTGCCGGTTCCCGGCGCCCTTTGCGGCTTTCGCCAAGGCGGGCCTTTGCTGTATCCGTGCCGGCTGGTTCCGTTATGTGCCCGACGGTTTCCTGCGGTCATGCCGCACTCAGGTGATTGGCGTAATGTGGAAATGGGTGGTGTCGCCGATGCGGTCGATCTCGATTGCGCGGTGCGTGCCCGGCTTCCAGAACTTGTCCATCAGTCGCTCAACGGCGACTTGCGCGCTGTTCGTGCTGCTGGCCCGCGTGTTCCCCATGCGGCAGCTGTAGGTGTTGTTGCGACCGCGCCGCACGGTGATTTCGATCGGGGAGGTCATGTCAGGCCAATTCCTTGCTCTTTGCCTTCGTCTTACCCTTGCGGACACTGGGCTTGTCTTCTTCGCCATGACGCCGGATCGCATCTGCAATGAGCGCCTGAGCCAGCTTTTCCACGTCTGCTGCGCCGATCGTGATAAAGGGGTTGTCTGCGCCCGTGATGCGGTTGATGCCGAGCTTTTGGTGCGCCGCCGCGGGCAGTTGCGAGAGGGCGTCGATGACAATCGTTTCCTCGGTGCGGATCAGCAGGTCGGCTTGGGCCGGCAACAGCGCCCGGATGCGCTTGATGAGCGCCGCGTCATCACCCCAGTCGAGCGCATCTTCTGCTTTGCGGTATCCAGCGCGGACGCCGTTGACGTTGATGCTGCGCGGCTTGTCGAACAGCTGTGGCGCGGCCTCGAGCAAGCTCATCAGGGCGCGGTGCGCGGCAGCTTCCTCTTCTGCCGCCGCGTCCATGCCTGCGCGGTGACGGTCGTAGATGGGCTGGATGGCGGCTTTGATCTCGTCCTGGCAAAGCGCCGCACGTGCGGTAGTTGCGGTGTGAGCAACAGCCAGCCGGTCGGCAGCTGCGCGGATGTCGTCGAGGGAGGGGGTAGCCATGTCAGTGGTCTCCAGTGGTTGCGGGGGTGGTGTTGGCCTCGCGCATGGCGGCCAGCGCAGCCCGCCCGAGGTCGGTGATGTAGTACGTGGCCGCGCGCCCCATGCCCACTGGGGTATTCGTTCGACTTGGCAGGGCTCGGCCCAGCCAGCGGCGGTCGTACATGTCCACTGCCAGGCTGGCGACCGCGTTATGGCTGATGTCGGGGTTTGTCCCCGGCACGGGCGCAGAGGCGATTGCGTCGCGCAGTTGGCGCACGGTGCGCGAGCCGCGCGCGGCCAGTTCGGCGAGCATGCATTGGCGGTGCAGCGCGCCTTGGCGCTGGGGTACCGATGAGCTGGGGCCAAATCGGGCGGCGCGGGAGAATGCGGCGCAGGCCTGTGCGCGGGCGGCCGCACTAGCGGCCTGTACCTGCTGCGCCAGCGTTGGGATCCCCTGGGTGGCGGTTGAGTGGATCATGCCGCCACCTCGCATGCATGCGGCACGCCGAGCAGACGGGCGAGCCGGGCTACATCTGCGGGGGCGATCTGCAGCAGCTCGTCGCCGTCGTAGATGGATAAGCCCCCGTCGTCCCACAAGGCGAAGCTGATGCGCGCGGGGTTGGTCTGCGGCGGAGTAGGCGGCGCGGGGTCATCGGGTTCCATGTCGCCGAGGGCGTTGGATACGGAGGCCAGGAAATCGGCGACGGTGGAGAGATCTGCGGGCTCGAGGGTTTGGGCCGGGAGCACCTCGGGTTCCGGCTCGGCGCCCGGCGCTGTGTCGGCGGCCGCGAACGGCTCGCCGGCGGCGACCTCTGCAGCCGGGTCATAGGCGCGGTGGCCGTGGTCTTTCGGCAGCTTGCCGAGCGCGACGCGCTGACCGCCGAGCATGCTCTTGATCAGGTGGCGCACGCCTTCGACGGTGATGTCGAGCTCGGCGACGAGCGCCTTGAGCGGCAGCCCATCAGTGAGCGGGCGTCCGGCAACGAGGTCGGCGATCTTCTGGCGCCGTTGCTGGGTGGCGGTGGGCGATTGCTTCATTTCGATCTCCTGTGCAGCGCGGCGCGCTGCGATGGATTGCGGGAGGCGCTGCGGGGTGAAGGTGCGCGTAGTCGAGAAGTGGCCGCGGGCGTTGAGCGCGTGCCACGAGTCCATGCGCGGGCGGGCGCCGGTGGGCCAGATGGCGAGCCAGGGCTCGGGGTCGGTGCCGCGCTTGATGTGGGCGCAGTTGATCTGGCTCGTGCCCTTGAGGTGCTCGATGGCGGCCCAGTAGAGGTGCTCGCAGCCGCCGATCAGCGCGGCTACGTCGTCGGCACGCGCCGGGCGCTTGCTGTCGTGCCCGGCAAGCTGTGCGAGGATGCGTTCGCCGAGGTCGGCGGAGCTGGCGCGGGCGGTCATCGCTGCACCTGGGCGGCGACGACGAAAACCGACACGGCGTCCGGGTCGGGCTGGGCGCCGCAGGCAATGCGGGTGTGCTCGACCTGGTCGGCCAGCGACACAACTGCGGCGCGCAGCGTCTCGCGCTCTGTATCGCCCGCCTCCAGGGCGATGACCACGCCGAGGCCAAAGGCGCAGACCATGGGCAGGACGCGCTCGGCGGCGTCGTGCAGCCAGTCGAAAAAATCATTCATCTCGATTCCCCTCGAAGTGCGCGCAGCGGCGGCATGCGTGCCAGTGCGCCAGGCGGAACGGGTTGTGGGTCGGCGGCTCGCAGCGGGCCTGTTCGGCACACAAGGCGCGGGGCTCTTCACGGCCGGTGTGCGGGCAGGCCACTGAATCGAGCACGGTCAAGGCGGCGCGCAGCAACTGGTCGGGGTCGCCGTAGGTGCCGGATAGCAGCCGCGATACAGCCGGGCGCGAATAGCCCAGGCGCATCGCCACGGCCGCCTTGCTGCTGGTGCTAACCTCTTCTCGGATCAGCGAGAGCGCACGCGCACGCGCTTCGTGCGTGAGAGCAGTCAGACTCATGTCTCCTCCCAACTCGGCTCTTCGTGCCACACCACGCGCCCTTGGTTGGGGTCGAACACCACCTTCGTGCGTTGCACCATTGGCGCGCGCGGGCCGGTCTTCATCTCGTGGCGCAACGCGTAACGCGCCGCGATCGGCCTGCTGCCGAGCTTGGCCGGCGCAACCTCGTCCAGGTAGCCGGCGGCATGCAGCGCGCCGATGTAGGCCTTGGCCGTCTCCGGGAACACCGGGTGATCCGGCGTCGAGGCATAGGCCGCCAGCTCACGAAAGTCGAACGTCGGCAGGAAGTGGCGCATTGCGTTCCACATCGCCTCGTTGCCGCGCCCCTGTGTGACTGCGGTGCCGTCTCGGCGTAACCGGGGCGCTTCCAGGCCCACGTCCTTCACCAGCCAGTAACGGTGTGCCGCGCCGAATCGGAGCCGGTCCTCGCGCCGCAGAAAGCCGCCGGCCACCAGTGCCTTCATGTATTCGCTGATCAGCGGCAGGCCGACCTTGCTGGCTCGGGTGAGGTCGGTGGTGGTGAAGCCGCCCTCACGATCGGCCATCGTGCGGATGGCCTCCCACACCCGCTGGCGCGGGCTCTTGCCGCCGGTCATTTCGAGGTGCGCGGGCTTACGAGACACGGTGCCAGCCCTCCGCAACCAACCACACGACGGCCGAACTGTTGTCACGCACGGCATCGTCAATCTCAATGACGCCGCCAGCCTTAACGACCGCGGTTCCAATGCGCATTTCTTTTACCTTCGCAACCCCGAGGCATCGATCCGCCGTCTTGATCTCAACTTGCGCATCGGGCGGCATGCTTGAGAGCTTCTCGATGAGGTCTCTGGCCTTCATCACACCACCCCCTCGCTCTCGTCGGTGTAGATGCCGCGCCCGCCCCACTTGGCCAGCGTCATCTCGTCCTCACCGCTCACCAACGCCTCGTCGCGGATGCGCGCCAGGTTCACGCAGGTGTAGCGCACCGACCCATCGACGCGCGCGACGATCTCCGCCAATAGATCCGGCGCCACCTGCACGCCGGCCGCATACACGGTGGCGAGCTTGACCGCATCCGCCAGGCTCACCGCTGGGGCTTCCACCCACTGGTAAACACGGCTGTGCATCTGCTTCCAGCGCCGCAGGCCCACGCGCAGCTCGTCGGTGCCCACCAGCAGCACCGGCTTCTTGCTGCCCTCGTAGATGTCGCGCACCGTCTCGATCAGGCTGTCGCTGCGGATCAGGTAGTCCGCCTCGTCCAGGATCAGCGGGCGACCGCTCTTGGCCAGCTGCGCGGTGATCAGGTCGAGCAGATCGGCCGTGGTGGCCTTGTTCGGCGCCGCCACACCCATCTCCAGCAGCACCTTCTGCAGCACCACCTTCACGCTCCAAACCCGGCGCACCTGCACGTAGTACGCGCGGTACTGCGCCACCATGGCGCCGGCGGCCATGCTCTTGCCGCGGCCCGGCGGGCCATACAGCACGCCCATGCCGGCCACGTTGGCATGCCGCGTCATCAGCGCTTCCAGCGCCACGCTCACAAGGTCGAGCGAGGCGATCGGCACCACGCCGCCCGGCAGCGCCTTGTTCAAGGGTTCATTCATCTTCATAATCGGGACTCAAGCTCCGTTTGCGGTTCTGACGGGCACGACGGTTGCCGCCGTCGTGCCCGAGTTGTTTCCAGCCGTCTGGTGCCGGCGCATCAGCGCGCCGAACTCCGACGACTGCGGGTACATCCCCCACCATTTCTGCAACTTCGGTTCGTCGATCACCTCTCCCCTTTCTGCAATTGCGTTGATTTCCAGCCACTTGCGGAAGCGCAGCTCCGGCGTCTCCGGGATGTGCACCACCTTTTGTTCGGGCTCGGGCACGGGCTGCGGGTTGTCGCGCTCGGCGCGGCGCGCATCCAGGCGGCGCTGCAGCTCGGGCGCCAGCGGTGCCGCCTCGCGGCCGTGGTCGATGCGCCGTGCAGCCTTGCCGGCCTCCTGCAGCCCTTCGCTGCGATGCGCCTCGGCGCCGCGCGGCGGCAGTGCGGCCAGCTTCCCGGCCTCTGCGGCCTTCCGGCGCAGCAGCTCGCCCACCATGCGATCGGGGTCCACCTTCGCCCCGGCCCCCATGCGCTTCTTGTCTTCCTTCACGCGCTTGGCCTGGGCGTTGCGCACGTGTGCGGCCAGTTCCTTGCGGCTCACGCCCTTGCGCTCCGGGCAGATCGCCACGCAGATGAACTTGCCGTCCTGGTGCACCACCACGGCGCCGAAGTCCTCGGTCTCGCGCACCGTCACCTCGGTGCCTACTTCCACCAGGGAGAACAGCTCCGGCGCGGCGTACCAGCCCGAATCCACCGCGATGCCCTTCTTCTGCAGGGTGCGCACGCCCGCCAGCGGGGCCAGCAGCACGTCCAGCGCGCGCTCGTCCTCGATGCGGCGCACCTTTCCCGTCCAGGCCGCGGCGCGGGCAAACGGGGTTTCGTTCGTCTCGCCGTGCGGGCGCTGTTCATAGGTGCCCTGCAGCCAGTCATTGATGTGGCCCTGCAGGGTGCTGGGCGTCATGTCCAGCTCGACCACGGTGTCCTTCTGGAACAGGCGCTCGCTGAAGGCCCGGCGCGACTCGATCGCCTGGCGCTCGGCCACGTTGTGCCCGACGAAGTTCGGCAGCAGCTCCAGGATGCTGTGCAGCATCACGCCGATGCCGCGCTCGACATGCGGCTTCTGCCAGGGCGAGAAGGGCGCCGTCACCCGCTGCTTGATGCCCAGCGCCTCGAGCGCCATCTGGAACTCGCGCGCCTTGTAGTCCTGCCCGTTGTCGGTAACGATCTCTTCGGGCACGCCCCACGCCAGTAACGCCAGCCGCAGGCAGAACATGTGCGTCTGCGCTTTCGGCGTGCGGCTCAACACCACCAGCATCCGCCGGCTGTAGATGTCGATCACCACCGAGCAGGTGTAGCGCCGCTTCTGGTTCGTCTCGGGGTCGGTCAGCATCCAGTCGCTGGGCGTGGCGTCCATCTCCCAGCGCTGGTTCAGCCGCACCACGTCCTCGCTGGCGTTGCCCACCGCGCTCATGCAGCGGTTCTTCCACTCGTCCGGGCTGGTCAGCGCGGTCAGCAGCTCCGGGTGTTTCTCCTGCCAGTTCTTCAGGAAACGGTAGGTCGCGTCGTAGCTCGGTGCCTCGAACAGGATCTCACCCGTCTCGGGGTCCACCGCCGCACTGGCCAGCAGCGCGTGCAGGTCGTGGGGCATGATGTTCGGCCGCGCCTTGATCAGCGCCAGGGTGGTTTCATGCAACGTCGGCTGCTTGGTGAAGACGTTCACACCGCGCATCAGCGCGCCGTCCTGCTTGTCGATCAGTCCGGCTAACCCCTCCTTCTTGAACTTGGATTCCCAGCGCGCCAGCGATCGCCCGGAAATCTCTGGGAACGCCTCGCGCACCGCCTCGGTGATCTGCGGCAGCGGAGGCAGCGTGCCGGCGTTGTAGAGGCTGCAGAACACTTCCTGCCCGCGCTTGCGCTTGATCGGCTGGGCCTGCACGAACCACACCTCCCAACCCTGCACGATGCCCCACCGACCATCAAAGCGCTGTTGCTGCCCTTCGGTCAGGCTGGCCGCCAGCGCCTTCAGCGCCTGCTCGCCCTTTTGCCGGCGAATGCGCGCCTCTTCGGCCACGTCTGCGCGCACCTTCGCCACCACGGCGTGCTCGCGCAGAGCGCGTTCGCCGGCGGCGATGATCCCCTCGGCACGGTCGATCAGCTTGGCGATGCGGGGCGGGGGGGCGTATTCGCGGGCGACGCCACCCTTTCCGCCCTTGACCGGCACCTCGCGGAAGGACCAATCCTCGCGGTCAACGAGCTTGCGCCAGCCACGCTCGGACCCTGGCAGATCAGGCAGCCTGAGCTCGGCCAACTCGCGGCAGGCGTAGTGGGTCTTACGCATGATCGCCTCGCCCATTCAGCCACTGCAGCAGCGCTGCCGCCTTGCTCGCGGGCAGCGTCAATGTCAGCGTGACCTCAGTCTCGCGGTGCTTGCGCTTGGTCACACCGATGCACGCTGCCGGCTCACCGGCGATCAGTGCAGCGATGCGCGGAGGAGGGGCGTATTCGCGGCGAACGCCACCGCGGCCACGGCCTTTGCTTTCAATGCACGGCCACCCCTCACGAGAGACGGTGAGCCGCCAACCTTCATCTGTGGTTGGGCAATCAGGCAGCTTGAGCTCGGCCAACTCGCGGCAGGTGTAGTGGGTTTTACGCATCGCCCATCTCCCCCAGTGCGCTCTTGAGTGCGCGGATCTTCTTTCCCGCCTCGTCGCGCACCCGTTCGAGCTTGCCGATCTCGGCATCCAGCGCCGCCTTGCCCACCAGTACGCGGCAGCCGCGGCGGTCCGCCAGCCACTGCGTCAGCAAGTGGGTGTGGCACGCCACCTCCAGCACCGGCGCCAGGTAAAACGGCATGTTGTAGGCCTCACGGCTCTCCGCGCTCCAGGCGTCCAGCATGTACTTGGAAACGTCGCGGCCGGCCAGGCGGCTCATGCGTGCGGCCACATCCGTGCGGTCGCAGCCTGCGCCGGCCAGCGCCTGACTCACCAGGTGAGCCACTTCCACCCCATAGCACTGGCTGCCCGGCGTCTGCTCCGCCGGCTGCGGCAACAGCGCAAACAGGTCGCCCGTGTGGATGTCGGCATGGCGTGCCATGGTCATCTCCTCATCCACCCTGCTCATGCGGTGGCGCGGCTGTCAGCGTCGCGGACATTGCGCCCCTTAGCTCTGCCGCTAGAATGTCCTGCAGTAACGCGGGTTTCCGTGTGTTCTGCAGGCGGCGGCAGGAGGGCCGCCGGGTGCCCCACGCTGGCCAGGGCAGCCCGGCGCCAGGGGTTGGCGGCAATGCATTCGGCGGTGTAGCGGCTGGGCCAGATCTGCGCGGGGTCCAGGCCGAGCGCATCGGCGATGAGGCGTTCGTTTTTCGGACTGCTGTTGTAGAGGGCGTGGCGCACCGCACGGCAATTCACGCCTTCGGCGCGCGCCAGGTCGGCAAAGGTGAGGCCTCGGCGGCGCAGCTCGGCGGTGATCGCGTGGCTATCCCAGTCCTTGATTTTTGGGGTCTTTGCGTTCAT